AGAACAATTAATTTAAAAGTTCCTAAGGGGTGTCCAATTCATGTTCGGGGAGCTATTTTTTACAATTATTTAATTAAAAAATATAATATTTCTGCAATACCAATTTCTGATAAAAGTAAATTAAAATTTATATATTTATTTGATAATAATGAATTACATACAAATATAATAGCATTTATTGGGTGTTGGCCAAAAAGTTTTGAAGGTAAATTTAAAATTGATTATAATACACAATGGGAAAAATCTTTTCAATCAGTAGTTCAAAGATTTTTTGATGTCTTTAAATGGGGTAAAATTAATCTTGAAAGTCAATCATTGAATAAATTTTTTATCTAAAGGAATTAGAATGGATATTAAGAAAAAAATAAGAGAATATTATACAAAAGATTATACAAGACCTATAAATTTTATGGGCATTAAAATGAATATTGATAAAGATTTTTTGGATTGGTTTATAATTACTTCCGAAATAGTGTATAAAAATCTTAATAAAAGTGATGTACAAGATGTAATAGATTTTTTAATTGAAAAATATGATTTGAATAAAAATTATATTTTTGTACATGGAGAGGATTGTAGTTATAGTTTTCCAAATGAATGTTATATTGGAATTCAATTAAGACATTTAAAAGAAAATTTTTCAATTAAGAGATTAAAAATTGATATGTATAATGATTTTGTTAAAATGGGATTGATTTCAAGAGATAGAAAATTGGATTGTATAAAAATTTATTGTGATAGTATATTTTTGGAAGATAAAGAAATTAAAAAATTAGAAAAAAAAATTAGGGAGGAAAAGAAAAATGAATCTTTATAAAAAAATAATGAAAAATGAAAAATTTTCTCAAAATATCGTTGATATAAACGAAAAACAAGAATTTATATCAACTGGAATAATTACATTAAATCTATTATTTTCCGGTCAAGTTGATGGTGGTATTCCGATTGGAAAAATTTCAATGATCTCAGCTCCATCAACTTTGGGAAAATCGTTAATTGGTTATGCCTGTATGAAAAATTTTCAAAAAAAAGTACCTGATGGTATTTGTATTTTTCTCGATATTGAAAAGGCATTTGATTATGAATTAGCCGAAAAATATAAAATTGATTTATCAAAAGAAAAATTTATCCCTATTAAAGAAAATAAAATAGAAGAAATTGAATATATAATTACTGATTTAACTAACGACTTAACTTCCGAGGAACAAAAGAAAATTTTATTTATCGTTGATTCTTGGGCTGGTCTCGTAACATCTAAAACACTTAAAGATGCTGTAGCTGGAAAAGATATAGCTGATATGACAGAACCTAAGAAAAAAAATAGACTTGCAAAAATTTTTCTTGGAATTGATTCAACTTTTTTTGTAATTAATGGTGTTTATGATAATATAGGTGGATATGGTGATCCGTTATCTATTCCTGGTGCAAGAAGAATATATTATAATGCACAAACAGTAGTTCTTTCAAGATCAAAATCAAAAGATAAGCAAGGTGAAGATTTAAATGGTGTTATAATTAAAGCCATTACACATAAATCAAGAATAGCTAAAGAAAAATCAGATCTTGAATATAGAATTAAATATAATGGAGGACTTGATACTTTTTATGGTTTGTTAAAAGATGGTCTTGAATCTGGTGTTATATCTAAACCTAAAAATGGTAGATATTCTCGTACTCATATCGAAAATGATAAAGAATGGAAAGAAAAAGATATATATTGTTCTGATTTTTGGCTTCCTGTTTTTCAAGAAACTAATTTTCAAGAATATTTAGAAAATAAATATTCTTTTAAAAATACTAAAATTGATATGGCTGATTTAGATATTAATTTTAAAATTAGAAATAATCTTGAAGAAAATTAGAATACGTGAGGTCGATTTTTGGATCCATTATATTTTGAACAAATTTTAATAAAATTGTTATTTTTTAACGAAAATGTAAGAGATAAAGTTTTTCCATTTTTAAATGTAGAACTTTTTGATAAAATAGAAAATAAAAATATTGTAAAAAAAATAATTAATTTTCATCAAAAATATCAAAAATTTCCAAATGTAAAGGAAATGAAAATTGAAATAGCTATAGAAAAGGAAGAAGAACGAGCTGTTCAATTTCTTGATATTATAGAAACTGATATCTCTGATTATCAAGATGAATTTATTTTAGATACAATTGAAAAATTTTTTAAAGAAAAATTAATCTTTCATGAAATCGTTAAATCGGTAGAGATATTAAAATCTAAAGATGATAAAGATTTTTCAAAATTAAATAATATTCCAGAAAATATACGTTCAGCTATTGCTTTTAGTTTTGATACTAATATAGGAATGCAACCATTTACTGATAATGGTAAAGAAAGATTGTGGGATCATTTACATAAAAAAGATGAGGTTGTCCCCACTGGTTTAAAAAGTCTTGATGAAAAAATTGGTGGTGGTTTTCATAAAAAATCAGTTTCAGTTTTATTGGGCCAAGGTAATATTGGTAAAACTTTGATTGCATGTGGTATTACTGCAAATGCAATACTTAGAAATAAAAAAGTACTTTATATCACTTTGGAATTAACAGAAGAATATATAACTCAGAGAATTATTCAAAATCTTTTAGATATAAATCAATTCGAACTTAAAGAATTAAAATCAGATGAATTTAATAAAAGATATGATAATTTAAATAAAAGAATTGGTAATTTACTTACAGTTAAAAAATATTCACCAGGAATTAATTCAACAACAATAAGAATGCTATTAAAAGAACTTAATTTAAAAAATAATTTTATTCCAGATCTTTTGATTGTTGATTATTTAGGTGAATTAGATTCTGTTGAAAAAGGAAATAACTCAAATGATACTGGAAAATTTAAATGTCAAGACCTTGAAGGCATAGCATTTGATTATGATATTCCCGTTGTTACTCCGGCACAGGTAAATCGTGGGGGTTATTCAAAATCATCGTTAGATCCCACAGAAGTCGCCGATTCTATAGGTATATTCACTGAAACTGATTTAGTTATAGGTATTACACAAACTCAAGAACAATACGAAGCAAATCCAAGTACTTACACTTTAGATATAATGAAAAGTAGATTTAGTGATCGTTTACAACGTGTTTCAATTGGTGTAGAAAGGTCAAAAATGAAAATATTTACTTTAGATGAAATTGCACAAATTTATGATGAAAATCAATCAAAAGAAAATAAAAATGAAATGTTAAAAACTTTGAATGCTGGTAAAAAAGAAGATATAAAAATTAAATTAAATAATTTTTATATAAAATAATTTTGTGAAAGGTGTTTATTAAAATGAAAAAAAAATTAAAAAAAATTTTTTCTAATAGAGATTGTTTTAGAATAAAAAACGAAGAACAAGAAATTTTAAATAATTTTATTAAAGAAAATTTTTTGAGAGATATTCAAAGATTGGGTTTTGATGTTAAATCATTAGAAAAATCGAATAGTAATGTAGATAAAGAAATATTTAATTATATTTTATCACAATTAAAAAATGATTATAATTACAATTTGGTAGATTGTGTATTATTTTTAGAAGAAGATTATATTCCATTAAAAAAATTATTATTATTATTAGATGAGAGAAATATTCAATCTTTAAAAGAAGAACTTTCTAAAAAATATTTTATTCCTTTATTAAAAACTAAGATTGATTGTTTTTTAATTTAATTTATGAATAAAAATCAATATATTAAACCAATACAAATTTTTTCTTTTTTTAGATCGGTAAAAATAGCTTTAAAAGAAGATGATATTGATTTTAATTTAAATACTATATTTTTTAAAAAAATATGGGAAAGACAACCAGAATATATACAACGACACTGTAATAGAATATGTTCAGAAATTTACTCAAATAGATATACATTTTTTGATTTTAAAATATCAATTTTAAATAATCTTCTTTTTAATAAAAATATTGATTTAAAAAATATTAATTTAAAAAGTGTAGAAAGGATTAAAAAATTATATACAAAAGAAAGATTAGAAAAAGATAAAAACACGATTTTAGATTTAAAGGAAGATATAGATTTTCAAGATATTGATATTTTTTTTAAAATTAATTTTAATGATATATCTTATTTATATGAATTTATTCAAAAGGGATTTATATCACCAATATTTTGGATAAAATATTATAAGAATAATTATTTTAAAAATTTAGAATTTCCTGAAAGTAAAGAACATGAACATTTTAGAAAAGTAATGAAAATTTTAAAAAGAGTAATAACTGAAACATAAAAATTTTTAAAGAGAGGTTAATAATGGCTAAAAAACAAGATTTTGATTGGGAAGCAATTACAAAAACAATAATTGAAAAAGAAAGCAAAAAGGGTGGGGGTGAAAATAATCTCGATGGAAGATTTTTTGTTCCAAAAAGAGGGACTGATGGTTTGGTAGAATATGAATTTCGTTTTATACCACCTAAAGATATGATGGAAATTGGTGTTCCTTATGTATCTTGGTATAATCATTATGTTTATTATAATAATAAAATATTTATTTCTTTATGTCCTAAAACTCTTGGAAAAGAAAAAGATTGTGATTGTTGTTCAGAATATCTTGAAAATTGGAGTGAAGGCGATGAAAATGCTATTTCATATGCTAATAAATTTAAAAGAAAATTAAATGTTGTTTCAAATATTTTAATGTTAAATGATCCTCTAAATCCAGAAAATAATGGAAAAGTTTTTCTTTATAAATTTGGTTGGCAAATTCTTGAAAAAATACTTACAGCTTTAAAACCACCAAAGGGTTCTACTGAAGGACCAAGAAAAATATTTTCTTTATATGAGGGGACTACATTTAAATTAATTGTTAAAATTAAAAAGGGCGATATGCCTACTTATGAAGATTCAAGATTTAAGGATGGTATACAAGAACTTTCTGATGATGTGATTAATATCGCTGAAACAAATTGTTATCCACTTGGTGATTTTATTAAACCAGAAAAATTTGATATTGAGAATGAAATTAATGAAAAATTTGCTAATTTTATGTTGAAAGCAAGTGGAAAAAAGGTTGAGTTTAAACCCAAAAATATTAAATCAGAACCAGAAACTAAAAAAGAAGAAGTTAAAATTGAAGAACCTAAGATTGAAACATCAGATTTACCTTTTAACTTAGAAGATGATGATGATGATTTTTGGGAAAAGGTTAAAGCAAGAAAAAATAAATAAAAAAAATTGAGAGATAAGATTTTTTTTCTTATCTCTCTCTCTATTTTTAAAAGATGAAAATATGAAAATTATTGGTATAAGCAATTATGATAATGATTATGTAAGTGATGTTTTAATTAAAGAAAATGTCACTGAATCTGAAGGTAAAAAAATAATAGAAAAAATGAATAAGAATAATGATTATTATTTTTATAAAATTGTTCCAGATAACTATAAATTATATAAATTTGAACCGTAATATAAAATGATAAATCTTTTAAATGAATCAATTTTATATCGTTATGCATCTATGATATTAGAATCTCGTTTTTCTGATAATGCTATTAAAAAAGGAGATAAATGGAATTTTAGATGTAATGTTTGTGGTGATTCAAAAAAAAGTAAAAATAAAAAACGTGGATGGATAGAAAAAACTAAAAAAACTAATAAATTAATTTATCATTGTTATAATTGTGGTATTTATTATGATTTAGAATATTGGATGAAACTTTATTTTCCTGAATATCATATGATGTATCTCAATGAAATTTTACAAACTAATGAAAAAAAATATCCAGAAATTATTTTACAAGATAAAAAAGAATATAAAGATAAAGAGGAAAATAAAGATAAATTTATTTCATTAACAAATAAAAATTATTTAAAAGATAAGTTAATACAAAAAGCAAAAAATTATGTTATTAGACGAGAAATTCCAAAAAATGTTTGGGAGAAATGGTTTGTTTGTATTGATGGTATTATGAAAAATAGATTAATAATTCCCTTTTATAATAAAAATGATGAAATTTATTACTGGCAAGGAAGATCTTTATATAAGAAAATAGAACCAAAATATTTAAATTGTAAATACGATAAAGATCAGGCAATTTATAATATAGATTTTATTGATAAACAAAAACCAGTAATAGTAGTAGAGGGTGTTATTGATTCTCTTTTTATAAAAAATTGTATTTCTGTTTTAAGTACAAATTGGTCTGAAGTTATTCAAAAAAAATTAGATAAAATGGATTGTTATTTTTTGATTGATTATGATAATTCAAACGATACTAAAAAGAGAGTTGAAAAATTATTAAAAGAGGGTAAAAAGGTTTTTAATTGGATAAAATTTATAAAAGACTATAATTTACCGAAAAAATCAAAATGGGATGTCAATGAATTAATTTTATATTTTGATAAAAAATTTTTTATATTTGAAGAGCTTGAAAATTATTTTACAAATAATTATTATGATTTAATATTTTTTAAAGGTGGTAACTTTTGATTATAGGAGCTTTAGATTATTCAATTTCAAGTCCTGGTGTTTGTAAATTTGAATTAAATGAAAATTTAGACATAATTAAAAAAGATTTTTTAACTTTTACATCTTCAAAAAAATATGAAAAAAAATCAAATATTATTTACTATAATCTTAAAAAAGATTTTAAAGATGATATTGAAAGAAAATTGTGGTTGAAAGATCATATAATAAATTTTTTAAAAGATACTGAATATTTAGGTATTGAAGATTATGCTTTTAATGCTACTGGAAAAATTTTTGATATTGCAGAGGGTTGTGGTATTACAAAATCTTTTTTATATAATAAAGGCATAAAATTAAGACTTTATGATCCACCATCTATTAAAAAATTTGCAACTCTTAAAGGAAACGCTGATAAAATTTTAATGGAAGAATATTATGAAAAAAATAAAGATAAATTTAATTTGAATTTTCTTCCAATGGTAAAAGATAAAAAATCAAATAACCCAAAAGATAACGTTGTTGATGCATTTTTTATAGGAAAATTGTTACAATTAGAATTAAAAATTAGATATGGTATTGTATTATTAAAAGATCTTAATTTTAAACATATTGAAATTTTTAATCAAATTTCGAAAGCACATAAAATTAACTTACTTGTTAGAGATTTTATAGAAAAGAGAGAAGATGAGTTTTAAATGGGATTGTCCAAAATGTAATAATAAAAATACAATGATTTTAAATAGTAATGAAGATATTTATAAATGTAATAATTGTGGTTTTCATGCTGAAACTTTATTTCTTGCTGGATATTGGATTGGATATAAGAAAGGAAAAAATGAAAATGACTGTAACTAAAATAAATGATTTTTTAATTGATTCATGTATCCCTGAAACTACAATAATGATTGTAGATACATATAATATGGTTTATAGGAATTTTTATGCGGCATATTGGGAATTTAAGCAACATAAAGATAAATATCAGCAAGGTATTGAAAATGAAGAATATACCGAAGATATGTTATTTGAATATTGGAAGCATCTTTTTTTAAATTCTTTATTTTCAGAAATTCGAAGAGTAAATCCAGATAAACTTATAATGGCTTTAGAAGGTAAAGAAAATTGGAGAAAAGATATTTATCAACTTTATAAAGCAAATAGGCATCATGATAATGTTGAGATAAATTGGGAAGATTTTAAAAATAAAATGCTTCAATTTATGGAAACGTTATCAAAATTATTTACAAATATTTATTTTCTTACAATATCAAAAATTGAAGCTGATGATATAATAGCAGTATTAACCAAAGAATTATGTAAAAAAAATAAAATAGAAATAATAAGTTCAGATTCAGATTTATATCAATTACAAAATAAAAATGTTAAACAATATAATGCCATAAAAAAAGAATATGTCATTTCAATAAATCCAAAAATGGATCTTGAAATTAAGATTTTAACTGGTGATAAATCTGATAATATTTCTGGTATTTTCTACGGCTGTGGTCCCAAGACAGCAAAAGAAATTATTAACGAAGGTATTGATAATTATATTACAAAAAAAATTGAAAAAAAATCAAAAAGAAATTTAGATTCCGAAGAAATATATAAGATTTATGAAAGAAATAAAAAATTAATTGATTTTAATTATATACCATCTGAATATCAAGAAAAAATTTTACATGAATATAAAAATTATAATATTCAAAAAATTAATCCAATGTTAATTTATAATTATTTTAGTGAAACAGGATTAAATATTCAATTAGATAATTGGCAATTAAATTTTTCATATGTTAAAAAATTAAATTGAAAGGAATTAAAAATGAGATGTCCAATTTGTGATAGAGAAATTTTAGATTTTTTAAAATATGATAATTGGATAAAAGTTGTTAATTTTTTAGAATTTTTAAAGACAGAAGATCAAATAACAGAACAAACATATCAAATAATGGTTGAATGTATGTTATCATTTAAAGAATATGCAATGAATGAAAGTGATGAAAGTGATAAAAAACAGAAAAGTTTATTACAATCACAACAAGAAATTGAACCAGAATGTCTTATATCACAGTATCAACAAAGAGAATTAAATAAAGAAAATATAACAAAAGACAAACATTTTGAATTTACAGGTAAAACTAAAAAACTTGAAGATGAAACTGTTTTACATCAGATCAAAGCTATCAGAGATCTTCCTTATCACGATGTCAAAAAAGGTGATATAGGAGGATGGATTGAAAAGCCAGAAAATCTTTCTGATAACGCTTGGGTTTCTGGAAACGCAAAAGTTTCTGGAGATGCAAAAATTACTGGAGATGCAGAAGTTTCTGGAGACGCTTGGGTTTATGGAAACGCTATAGTTTCTGGAAATGCTCAGGTTTCTGGATATGTTTCTGGAAATGCAAAAGTTTCTGGAAATGCAAAAGTTATAGAATAAGTTTTAAAAATGAATAATAAAAGATTTAATGCTAATAAATTTTTAAATATTGTTAATTCTAAAAAAGGTAAATGGCATCAAAATTTTTATAAATTACAAAATCCAGA